TCGCTCTCTCGACTGGTTTAAGGCGTCTTGGCAGGGAGAGCTTACAGAGAATCCTTGCCACGTCCGGTGGGCCCGTAGACGACGCAAGGAGCGGCACTCTCAATAGAGTGACGGCCCCCGGTTCCGAAGGCGGCGCGATGCCCGAAGGGTATGAGAGCCGGGGGTAGGGGCGTAGGGACTTCGAATTAACTATGCCGAAAATCGGCAGTTTGGGGTGTTCCACAAAGTTAATAATGTGTCGAGTTCCCCATATGGGGCATGTCGAACACTTTTATTGGCGGAGTACGCCTCAGTAGTACGAGTACAGCAACAGATGTTTACCTAGATACCGCTGCAGAACTATCTATTATAGATCGCAAGGGACATAATCAGGTGTCTTCGAAAGGGAAGCCTCTGGTTTATGATATGTTATTTACTATCAATACTACTCCGTCTACTATTGCTAATGTGGACGATGATAACGGTCTTATCGGGTTGTCGGTATTTACGTGTCCCGATAATTGGCAGACTAGGAATGCTGTCAGAATGGCGCATTTTCTCCGACAGGATCTCCGCAAAGCTTCAGGAGTTTCTAAGGGTTCTATAGGGAAGTATGCAAAACATATGCGATTTAATATGGATGCGGGAATGTTTGCTCTTCCTTATGATCGGGATTCTTCTACTCAAGAGCCCGGTGATAAATTAAGTACGCAGAGGTTGTATTCACTCTCTGCAAATAATGTAGGTACGATAGTTACACCCAAGACTTACTTTACTGGGGGGACTTGGGATTATTCGCAGCTTACTCAGTTAGATGATGCTGCTACACCTACCGCTGATGCTTTTTATGTAAATATCTGCGGGGGACATTCAGCTAGTGTACCTGGACCGTATACTTACGTCGGAGCGCTGCTGTCATACAATCAGAGGCGTCAAACTGTTCAGGATGATTCAACTCTTACGCCAGGGGGGGACATCCAGTTTGTAGATAACGATTCGCCGTTCTTCCGTATTCCGGAGACTGATGTTAGTGAGGATCAATATGTAGCTATAACATTGGACGAACAAGATAATCCGCCTTATGATCGTACTGCAGCTGCGACTGGTGATGCTATGCTTGCTCAGTTGGCGGATGTTATTCAGATAACAACTAATAATAATTCACCCCGGAGTTTTCGGGTTCAAGCTCCTTTGGGGTTGGTGCAATTTAAGTTCGGGTCTGCTAATTATACTGATCAGGACTTAATCATCAAGTGTGAGTGTCTAGGCACATACGAGATGTGATTCCATGGCAAAGCGCAGTGGCAAGAGGTTTTCTGATGCTCAGCGTGCAGCCTATTGGAAAAAGAAGTATCTAGACCTCATTAAGGAAATGAGGACTTGGTAATGAAAATATCAGACTTACCAGCTGAGAAACTGTGGTTCCTTATGGGGATCGCAGTAGGCGCAGCTATTCACGGTCCTGTAACTGTTATGGTGGGTCTTTGATGCCAGTGGTAATTCCTGGGCATCCTATGTTTAATCCTCGAGGTTATCATGAGATAAAACAGACAAGGGAAGTGTTAGTTCCTTTTGTTATTGAAGAGGCCCCTCATATTGCGGCTTCGGTTGCAGTTAATTTAGGGGCTCGAGCGAATCCATATGTTTGGATCGCGACAGTGTTAGCACATGCCGGATATCATTTATTATCCAAGTATTTAGACTCAGGGTCAAGTTCGTCGTCTTACCAGCAGAATGGTGGCCCTGAGACCTTTTCTAATTACAAGGCCAGTCGCAATTCGCGAACTGATGCCGCACGTAGTTTATTCCGCACAGGGGGTCGTCGTTCGGGGTCGAAACCCCGTGGCCCGAAGGGTACACTCATTAAGTGTCCCAAGGGCTATCATTGGGATAAGAAGACTGGAAGATGTCTTCGTAATCGAAAATACTGATATAGTTCCGTCTTATCAGCCAATTTATGAGCGATTATACTTCTGAGGAGATCGCTCGTTTTAGACGGGCAGCAGCTCGTCGTTACATGAGGTTGGGGCGTAGATGAATGCGTCCCATCCACGAGGTAGGTTGCACGCATTGTGTGTGTCCTTCTCGGTATCCTCGATGTTTACCGAAAGAAGGGTGTCGCTGCAACGGTCCCGTCTTTCACATCGAGTATGTTTGTCTAGATTGTCGCACTCGCTTTTGGCGAGAGGCAAAATGGCATAGCGATATACCGAAGCGTAAGTCCCAGGTTGTTATTCTCCCTGGGCAGCGTCGGATCGCAGTTTACAATTATCGCTCTCTCGACTGGTTTAAGGCGTCTTGGCAGGGAGA